GATCTCGCGTTCCTCGCGTATGAAGCCATGAAAGGCCAAAAGATGGTCGTTCCAGCCGTGTTCGACGACTTCATCAAGAAGATCGTCAGCCTCGAGGTCGTTGGAAGTGACGAACGCCCTACCCAAGGGGAACCAGAAGACGCCAGCTAGCCGAACTGCTGGTCGCCGTCTCCTGGTGGCCCCCACACATCGAGTTCGATCTCAAAGACCTCAACACCGTGGTCGATGTGATCGAAGAACAGAAGAAACAGCATGGCAAGCGTTAGCGCAAGAGTTGAAGTGAACGGCCTAGCCGACACGCTCAAAGTCCTGCGCCGTGTTGACCCTGAGCTACGCAAGACGACGATTCGGCGCATGAAACTGGCCGCCAAGCCAATGCAAGCCGAAGCCAAGAAACTGTTCCCCGACTCCTCACCGCTGTCTGGCTGGGGGAATTGGCGCGGCGGCTACGACGGCCGCACCGTCAAACGCAACGTCAAAGTCGCGTTCAAGGGATCCAAAGCCCGCAACAGCGACACCATTCCCCTGCTCACACTTCGCCAAACCAGCGCCGCCGGCGTCATCTTCGACATTGCTGGCCGCAAGAGCTCCGGCAACAGCCCGTCAGGCCGAGCCATGATCGCCCGCCTCGACCAGTACGCGCCGGCCTCGAGGGTGATGTGGCCGACCGCTGAACGCCATATGCCCCAGGTCGTGCAAGGCGTAAGATCAGCCATCGACGACATGTCCGAGATCATCAACCAGGAGCTGCGCTAGATGGCTATCAACGTCCCGATCGTTAGTGAGTTTTCGGACCGTGGCCTAAAGAAGGCCATGAACGAGTTCAAGCGGCTCGAAACCAAAGGCCAGAAGACCGCGTTCGCCCTCAAGAAAGCGTTCCTACCCGCCACCGCCGCGCTCGGTGGCCTCGCCGTAGCCGGCGCCAAGATGGTCGCCGCTGGTGAGCAGGCCGCAACCTCAAACTCGCGGATTATTGCGATCTCGAAGTCGATGAACCTGTTCGGCCAAGAGTCCGAAAAGGTTGCGAACAACCTGATCAAGATGGCGAATGCCCAGGCGATGGCTTCAGGCGAAGATCAGAACGCCATCAAGCTCGGCATGGCGAAGCTGTTGACATTCAGCGAAATCGCCAAGAGCGCCGACGAGCTCAACGGCGTGTTCGCCAGAACGACTCAAGTGTCCCTCGATCTCGCGGCCGCAGGCTTTGGCACCGTCAAAGACAACGCCACGCAGCTCGGCAAAGCACTCCAAGACCCGATCAAGGGTCTCAGCGCCCTGACCCGTTCCGGTGTCACCTTCACCCGAGCAGAACAAGACAAGATTCGCGCCTTGGTCGAATCGAACAACCTGTTCGAGGCGCAGGACATGATCCTGAAAGCGATTGAGCAGCAGGTTGGCGGAACAGCAGCAGCGACCCGAAACGCCACCGACCGCATCAAAGTCTCATTCTCACTACTCACCGAACAAATCGGTCTGGCATTACTGCCCGTCTTGGACGCACTTCTGCCCAAGATCATCGGCCTCCTCGAGTTCATGGTCGACCACAAGAACGTCCTAATCGGCTTCGCCCTGGGCATTGGCACAATCTCCGCCGCCATCGTCGTCGCCAACTTCGCTATGAAGGCATACGCGGCCGCCCAAGCAATCGCCACAGCCGCTCAATGGGCCTTCAACGCCGCTCTGAGCATGAACCCCATCGGCATCGCCGTCATCGCCATCGCCGGCCTCGTAGCCGGCCTAGTAGTCCTCTACAAGAAGTTCGAGTCCGTTCGCAAAGTCATCAACGCCATGCTCGCGCCGCTCAAGTTGGCCGCTGAGGGTCTTGGCTGGCTCGCCAAGAAGCTCGGCATCGTCGGCGACGAGATCGAGCAGAACTTCACGCCCAGCATTGACGAAGCCCGCAAGCAAGCGGGCGACATGTACGCCTCCGTTCGTGAAGCATCGACCGGCCTCGAGCAGCTTGAGGACACTTCGGACAGCGCCGCTGGCGCCCAGGACGAACTCGCTAGGTCAGTCAACGCGGTCTACGACGAGGTTCGGAAACTCAATCCCGAGCTCGACGCGATGCTGGCCCGCCTTGATCGCGAAGACCAGATCGAAACATTCCAGCGTGCGATCGACGATTACCGCGAAGCCATCGCCGACAGCAGTCTCAGCACCCGCGAACAAGAACAGGCGCTCCGTGACGTTCAGCGTGAACTGCTCCGAACCCTCGAAGCGTTCGGTGTGCTCAGCAACGCTCTCGCCGCCGGCATCAAACTCAAGTTCGACACCGGCAACATTGAAGCCGCGATCGCTAGCGCCAACCGTGTTATCGACGCCTTCAACCGTGTCAAGGCGATCGCTGAGGGTGGCGCACCTGCTTCGACGTATGTTCCGCCGCGTGACGAGCTCGGCTTCTTGTCCGCCCCGCCGGTCGCCACCACCACAATCACGCCGATTTCCAGCATCACTCGAGCACCGTCCGGCGCAATCCAAAACGTCACCGTCAACGTGTCCACGATCAACCCGACACAAGAAGTCGGCGAGGCCGTGGTCACCGCGATCCGTAACTACAACCGCACCAGCGGCTCAGCCCAGTTCGGAGTTACCAGGCTGTGACCGCCACCGTCGTCCAGTCCGGCGATTACACGCTCGAAATCGACACGGGCGCACCCGTACAAGGGTTCCGGCTTGATGACACGTTACGCGGCGTTCTAGATGGCACCACGTTCGTTCTGGACGGCCTCACCGACTTCGCGGACGTCACCGACGGCGTCAAAGGCATCCGCGTAAAACGAGGCCGACGCGACATCAAAGACCAGTTCTCCGCCGGCACCATGACGTTTGTGCTCGACGACACGGCGGCTGGCGGAGTATTCAACCCGTTCGCGACCGATTCGCCGTACTACGATCCCGATAACGACAAACCAGGACTAGCCCCGATGCGGCTCGTCCGTTTGTACCGTGAAGCCGAGCTGCTGTTCGTCGGCCGAATCGTCGACTACGACTACAACTTCGACCTGAACGGCGACGACACCGTCAGCGTCACCTGCGCCGACGACTTCTATCTCCTCGCGCAAACCGTCACCGACGAAGTTCACATCGACCAAGAACTGACCGGCGCTCGCATCGAAGCCATCCTCGATCTGACCGAGGTGAACTACCCGACCGGCGCGGCCCGCTCAATCGCCACCGGCACCGTCGAGCTCGGAGGCCATAGCGGCGGCGGCGGAGGCGGCCACGACTACGACCTCGAGCTCGGCCAAGTCGTTCTCGACTATCTGCGGCTCGTCAACGACGCCGAGCAAGGCCGACTCTACATTGACCGCGAAGGCGTCCTCGTATTCGAGAACCGGATCGGTGCAACGCTGTCCGCAGCTGTCGCCGACTTTCATGACGACGGCACGAACTACCCGTACCGCAACGTCGACATCTCGTTCGGGGCCGACAAAGTCGTCAACCTGGTGTATGTCTCCACGCTGAACAACAAGTCCGGCACGGCATCCGACGCTGGAAGCCAAGCCGAATACTTCATCCAGTCGCTCGCGGTTACTGGCTCGCTGTTGAACACCGACGCCGACGCTCAAGACCTCGCCGACTATCTGCTCAACCCTGACCCCGAGGCGACGTTCACCGCGATCGAGGTCGCATTCTCACAGCTCTCAGACGCGCAACGTGACGTCGTAGCAACGATTGACATCGGCGACACCATCACGATCGAGAAATCGTTTATCAACGGCGCGTCTACCACGCAGCTCGCCCAAGAACTCGCGGTCGAAGGCGTCGAACATTACATCGACACCGCCGGCGGTCATGTCGCCCGTTTCTACACAAGCCCCACCACCATCATCTTCGAGCTAATCCTGGACGATCCCGTCTATGGTGTCCTCGATGCCCTGAATGCTCTAGGATAGGAGTACCTATGGCAACGCCGACCAGTCTGCCCGCCACGTTCGTCGCCGGCAATGTTCTTACCGCCGCACAGATGAACGATCTGCGCGGCGCATTCCGCATCTTGCAGGTCGTCCAGACAGTTGCGGCAACATTGTTTGAGACTACCTCAACATCGTTTGTGGACATTACCGGTTTGTCGGTGACGATCACGCCAACATCGGCAACGTCAAAGATTCTTGTTCATGCCAGCGTCTTGGGCGAAAAAGCGGACACGAATCTACTTTATTTGAACTTGTACCGAGGCGGCGCGGCATCTGGCACCTCACTAGGAGCAGCCTCGGGCTTTGGATATTTGCGAGTCAACGACCCGCCTATTCGCGCCTTCTTGACAGCGCAATATTTAGATTCACCGGCAACGACTTCGGCGACAACCTACACGGCCGCCGGAGCAGTCAACGCAGGCACCGGCAAGTACATGAAAGACGACACCACGGCCACCATCACCGTTATGGAGGTGTCAGCATGATCGACTACGCCGCCGTACTCAGCGCGAACTATCCAAACGCTCAATGGTCGCTATCCGGCAACGACTACGACACTCTCGATTGGTACGACGACACGCCGAAACCGTCACAAGCCGAGCTTGACGCCCAATGGCCTGCCGTCGACTATCAGAACCAGGTGGCCGCTGTAGAGAACGCCCGCCGCGCCGACTACGAAACGCAAAGCGACCCGCTGTTCTTCGAGTGGCAACGCGGCGACGGAACCGAACAAGCCTGGCTTGACGCCGTAGCCGCCGTGAAAGCCGCCCACCCATACCCGCCGGCCCCATGATCGTCACCAGCGAAGACGCAAAAACGGCCGCGCTCGCCGTTGTGATGAGCGTGATCGTCGTCTTCTGCTTGTGGATTGGACAGAGATGAACATCGCAAACCCGTCGAAAGCCATGATCGCTTTGGTCGCGCTGGTCTGTGTCACGCTTCTGCTGATGACCGACTCGATCTCGAACGAGGCCGGCACCGGTCTGATCGGCATGATCGCCGGTTACGCGGTTGGCAATGGCATCGCCGCGCGTCGAGGTGACGATGTGACCCCGATCATTGGAAAGAAGTCTTGAAATATCACAGTTGGCAACGGGACACGCCACGGCACCCGTTTGACACCTGCTCCCCGAATCTGCGCCAGATCCGCAAGTACCTCGAGGAGCGCTGGGGATTCTGGAATCTTGGTTGCTACGGACGCCGGCCGATCCGCGGCGGCACCGCCTGGTCGTCGCACGCTTTCGGTGCAGCTCAAGACTTGAGTTATCGCCGTGATGACGGACACCCGACCGCACCATCCCGCGAATGTGTTGAGCAAGACGTCATCCCCTGGCTCATTGAGCATCATGAAGTGCTCGGCATTCAGCGCATCCACGACTACTGGGCGAAGCGTTACTGGGAAGTAGGCCGCGGCTGGATCGGCCGTCCGCCTGGAGCACAAAACGATCACCTGCACATCGAGGTGACACCCGACACTTGGACTTGGGCGTCACCGATTTCGGAGCGCATCGTGTCCGGTCCGCCGCAGACCACTCAGCCGGCCGCGGTGCCTCCGTACCCTGGGCAATCTGTCCGCAAAGGATCGAAAGCCAAGGATCGCGTCAAGCTGATTCAGCGTGAGCTCAAGATGCTCGGCTACAACGTCGGCCCCGTCGATGGCATCTTCGGCCCGAAGACCGACGCAGCTGTCAAAGCCTTTCAAACCGACCAAGCCCTCACCGTTGACGGCATTGTTGGACCTATCACTTGGAAGGCTTTGTTCAACTAGCACACACAGGAGGCAACTGTGCCAGACATGTCAGACTTCGAAGCCGCACGCCCCAAGCCGGCAACCCCGAAGATCGAGAAGATCCTCGAGGAGCTCGACACCGAACGATCCGAAGCGCTCCACGCCGCGCTCATGGATCTCAGCTACAGCACGCCGACCATCAAGGCGGTATTGACAAAGTGGGGATACGAACTGTCTGAGTATCCGATCGCACAATGGCGACGGGCTCATGCTCGATGACTTCGACCAGGAAGTAGAGCTGCAAGAGCTCCGCGACGCCCTTGTCAGACAGCAACGCGCCACCCGCAAAGCGCACGCCAAGTCAGAAGCCATCGTCGAAGCCGTCTACCAGGCGGCGAAAGACGCGGCCGTCACACTTGGACGCGCACCGAGCGTTCCCAAACCTAAGACAGATCCGCGCCGCAAGAACCCCGAAGTCGCGCTCATCCATGCCACGGATTGGCAGCTCGGCAAACAAACCTCCGACTACGACATTGACACCTGCCGCAAACGGATCCACCGGTTCGCTGAGAAGATCGGCACGATGACCGAGATCCAGCGGGCCGATCATCCAGTCAAAGAAGC